TCACGAATTAAATCGTGTAAACACGGTCTAATATCAACCGAATTTCTCGTGTATGGTGAAACAACTTCACCATTAAATATTCTTTCATATAAAACAATACCATCTTGTTCTAATGTAAATCTAAACGTTTTATTATATTCAATTCCGTCCATAATTATAATTTATTGGTTTGTAACTACAAATTTAACATTTTTTATTAAATTTATCAAATTTATCTTTTTCTGACATAATAACCACATAAAATGGTTCAATATAATCTACAAATGTGCCACCAAAAACACTTAAAAACTCATCTTCTTTCATTAAATTAAATAAGTTTTTACTACTTCTACCCTTTGGTGATAACGGCATATCTAATTGTTCTAATTCTTCTTCAGCAACCTCATTAATGATTGGTTTTGAAAGATTTATTAATTTATAGTTAGTTTTTAACCTTTTCTTATTGTTTAACAAATTTTCAAATGCTTGCAACGGCTTCTTCCCCTCACTAACCCTTTTTTCATTTAATTCTTTAGCCATTCCACATATATCATTAACCGTTGTTTTTTTTGTTCTTAATTCTGGAAAATATTTAAATATTGTTCCCTCCTTTAATCCTTTTATCCCAGGTATATTATCACCCCTATCACCACCAATTATTTTAAGTGGTAATGAATTTCCATGATGATACCCAAATTCCGTAAAAAAATTCTTTTTTGTTATGGGGATATCAATATTTGGAAATAATATTGTTATATTAAGATTTAATAATTGTATAAAATCCCCATCAGAACTATAAATAATAATTTCCTCTTTATTATTATATTTATAACAATATGCAGCAATCAAATCATCTGCCTCAATTTCATCCACCTCAATTTGACGTAGAAATAGTTCTTCTGAATATGCCTGTATTCTTTTCCTTTGTTTTAAAAGTGATTTCCTTTTTTTCTCCTCTAATCGTATTTCGTGTTCACTAAGTTGAATCTTTGTGAACCAAGATTTATTTACCCTGTTCGCCTTATATTCCTTATCAATTCTATATCTATAAATTCCACCGTTTTCACCATCCCAACACAATACAACTTTATTAATCGAATGCTTTTTAATTAATTTTCTTAATGTGGTTAAAAAAGAATATAAACCACCAATATCACCAAAAGCATCTGTATATGTATTTTTAGCCCCATTAGACGATCTTTTTAATAAAAAATTTGAATCAACTAATAATGTTCTGGTTTTCATTATTTTTTTATAAAAGGAACCCCATTTAGTTGGGGTTCCATGTGTTATAATATTTAATTGTTATTCATCATCACCAACACCAACACCACCTATTTCAATGGTTTCATCGGGTCTTATATCGACATATTCATCGTTTATATCATCTGGTGTTATATCATCAGATTCCAATATTTCTCTAAAATACGATAAATAATCCTTTTTATATTCATCAACTTTGTTTTTATCAACAAAACCATGGGGTGCCGAGATAATTTCACCCTCTTTTGAAATACCACCCCTTAACTCATCAATTTGGTTCTTAGCCACATTAACTTTTGTTTCAATACCGTAAGCAATTTTATTTCCCTGATTTGTTGCCACAACCTTTCTAGTACCATGTGAAGCAATTCCACCAAAATGATAAATTAAACGTGAACCATAAAAAAATGTTTCTCCACCTTTATGTTTAACAACACCCTGACCCATTACATCAATCCAGATTTTTTGAACACCAATAATTGTATTGGTATGTTGTTTATTAATTTTTCTGCTACTTGGTATAACATTGTTTAGTAAATATTTAAATGCTTTTTCAAAAGCACCTGCATTCCACATATTATTATCTTCACTGTTTTTTTCGTGTGCATTAATTGAACGAATACAATCAAGAGTTCCTAACGAATCGATTGCAAACAATAAATCCATTGGTAATTTTCCTTGTTCTTGTTCATCAATAAAGTGATAAATACATTCCGCTAAATCCTCAATAGAGGCTTCTTTTCTATCTTTATTTCTTTTCTGACCAAATTCTTTTAATAAGAAATCATTATTAATTAGAATATGTGGACCCTTCCAATCAAATCCCATTTTACTTAACCTATCAACACCAATATTATTTTCTGTATCAATAATTATTGGTAATACATCCATTTGTTGTGCACTTACAATGGCTTCACAAAGTGCTGTGGATTTACCTGTATTAGTAAACCCTCTTGCTAAACTAACATAACCCATTGGAAAACCGGGTAATCCTGTTGCATCTTGCATTGCTTTTGATATACCAATCCATTCCAATTTTTTATTTCCTACGTTTTCCAAATTGGACTTTTTTTTGTATTCGTCCAATGAAAACGTTTTTTTCTGTGTTGGCTTTCTTGTTTTTTTATTTGTTGGTGTGTTTGTCATATTTTTAGTGTTTTTATTGTTAATAAATAAATGGGTGGGTAGTCATCTACCCACCCAAAAAAAACCATTAAACCCATTAAAAAGGTAAATCATCATCATCGTCATCAATAATGTCATCATAATTAAAACCACTGTCTCCCGAATCATTCACTTTATTCTCAGACTTTTTTTCTTCTGATGTTTCAGAAGAGAAATCTTGTTTATCTTTAGCAACCTCTTCTTTCATTGAAACCGAACCATCATCATATTCACCAACATTGGTTTTATTCACGTCATCAATTTTAACATCATCTTCAATCGAATCAGACAAATCAGATGCTTGATCGAATTTTTTATTATAAGAACTATCAGATAAATCATTATTTTTGGTGTTTGCCATTTTTTCTAATTCAGGATTATTAGGAAATATCCATTTTTTCTGAACCTCATCATAATATGGATTATTACCATCAGCAACCAATTGTAAATATTGATATGGTGTAATATTCGGTGCCTTTTTAGGTTTAAAGGCATCCCTCCACGTTGATTTATCCTGCAACCAAGACCTTGCAATGTGCTCTTCACTGTGCAACGGTGAGGGTCCTCTAGGTGTTATTGCACTAATGTCTTTATAAACAAACCCGGCAGGATTTTTTGCATCAGTCATAATTATCGACAAATCGGTTCCTTCCACTGGTGACATAAAATCTTTATTATGTACCTCCAAATATTCCTCCAACACGGATTTTAATTTATCCATTGTACCTCTGTTTGTGAAACTATCCTTAAATCTCCAAAATTTAGGACCATCACCCTCATTCCACCTATCAATTCCCTTAACAATATAGAATTTTCTGGGTTCAAACTCTTTGGCATTTTTAAAAATATCTTTATTATTATCAAATATTTTTTGTTGTGCAGGGTTTAATTCTTCTCTTTTTTTATACCTAACAGAATTATCCTGTTGAGCCATAATTCTATCATGTTTTTCACACAATGGACATGGTGCGGGCACCTTAATTACTTCACCGTTTTCAGTTTTAATTTCATTATCATTCTCATCTAATTTTGGAACCATTGGTTCATTTCTACGAGGACAATAAATCTTCGTCCATTTTTTCTTGCCACCAGTGACGGTTGTTTGAAGGTAGTGAAAATATGCTTCCTCATAAAATTTGTAACCTTTTTGTGGTGGAAGAATTCTGAAAATTTCTTTATTCTTTCTAGGATTATAAATTTTCGCAAGGATTTCTTCTCTTTTTTGTTTACCACTTTTTTCTTCCTTTCCTTGTTCATAATCCTTTAATGTGCTGCGCAATGCTTCTACGTTTGATTCGTAGTTAAAATTTTTCTCTGTCATGTTTTTTTAGTTTTAAATTTATAAAATTATTTATTAAAGTTTAAATTGTAAGTCTTCAATTGCAAATATAATACAAATATTTATAATGGCAAAATTTTTAAATTAAACCACTGAAAAGGCTAAAGTTTCTTTTGTTTGTGTTTCAAACCCATTTTTTATTCGTACATCAATGTAATAGTCATTAGGTAATAACCATAAAGTATCAATATATAATTCATATGTTGCACGACATCTATTTGTTGGAGTAAACGGTATTATTTCAATTTCATTACTACCGTCAATAATTGTGTATAATCTATATTCAATATCAACCATTTTTAAACCATCTGGTGTGGCATATAACTCTTTAATGGTTAAATTTATTTTTTTAAATTCACCTCTTTTAATTTTTTCACCTTGGTTTACACCGAAAAAGAAAAAATGGTAATTTGATAAATTTACCCCATTATAACTTGAGTGGTAATCTTCTAACGACATAAGATAAAATCTATCCTTATATTTTGTAGTTTTACCATCAATTAGAAATTCCCACTCATCCACAAATATAACAGAATCTGGATACTGTTCATTTGATATGTTTAAATCCACGCCAAATGTATTATGTGATAGTTTTTTAATTTCTTCTGAGGTAATTTCTTTATATATGTTATCTAAATGATCATATATTTTAACCCCCTGTACTTGAACATCTAATTCAGGGTTTAATTGAAAACAAAGTTGATTATCCTTATTCATATAGAAATGATATCTATCATCAAATATTCTATCATCAAGTTCTGTCTCAATATATGGTTGAAAGAATGTGTGAGTATATTTTGTATGAAAACCAACTGATTGTAATAATTGAGTTTTTGTTTTTTCAATCTGATCAATAAATTTTATCCCTAACCCATAACTTTCTTTGTCGTTAAATAAAACATCATTAACAAAATCTGTAATATCAAGAACCAAATTTTCGTTACCATTATCAAAATGTTGAACACCAATTGTTTCTGTATGACCCGTAGCATAAATGCCCGAATTATCCCACTCTTGATTTCTTTTTTTCATAAACCAATTTGAAGGTTTATTATTTACACCCTTTAAAGGTATATCACCCTTTAAATATAAATCATATCCAGTTCCCTCATCCCATTCTTCTGATATGTTAAAAATCTCTAAATCAAAACCGCTTGCTCTATCAACATTTCTATTATGGGTTTTTGCTCCAATATACCTTGGTAAATGATATATTGTATTAGTTAAATGAAGTTTATGTGATTTAATATTTTCCTTTATAACATATTCATTATTAATTCTGTTAAGTAATGGTTGATAATCTAAATCAAAAATATGTCTAGTAATGGAATTACCTTTTTCACCACCATAAATAATCTCGGTAACAGGATTTTTTGATGTATTTAAATATTCTTCATATAAAATTGTATTAGATTTAGAAAAATATGTTCTAAATTTTCTCATCTCTATTTTTTTAATGTTTTTATTTCACTTTCAAAATCAAAATCAACATATAAATTAATATAATCAAATAAATAAACATTTGATTCATTATTATATTCTCTTAAATCATTTTCACCTAAAGAAAGTTCTTTATCTTCAGACTTAAATGTAAATTCATTAACATTAACATTTGATACTTGTATAACATTATCTTCGAGGGAATCGGTTAATTCAAGTTCAAATAAAAAATAATATTCGTTTTTTTCATTATCATTTCCAACAATTTCAACAAAATAATTATCATCAGGTGTTTTTTGGGTTTTTACTTTACTATTCCCACCAGATTTTCTCAATAACTTACCTTTACTCAATGATTCTAATGCAATCATAAACGTACTATAGGCTTCATCCGATAATTTTAGTGATTCATTAATACTTGAACCATTTAATTTTCTTGTCATTTCAAACAATTTTTTTCTTGCTGATATTTTTTCATTTACAATTCCCATTTATTCAAATATTTTTGGATTTTTTTTACCATAATTTCTCATTAGCCTACCAGCCAAAGAATTTGCTTCATTTTCGTGATCACTTCCAGTTTCACCAGATTTTTCGTGTAATTCATTATCTAAATTTTGTTTATGATGAATTAATTCATGTGCCAACGTTCTTAATGTATCTGCCAAATTTCTGTTATAACCAACAATTTTTATTTCATATGTGCCAGGATTATATGACCCAAAAGATTTTTGTTGTTGTGCCACCCCATTTTCATCAAAACACACATCAACCACAGGTTCTTCATTAATATCAATGTTTTCGGAAACATAACTAATAAAATCATTAACAATTAGTTGTTTCTGATCAATGGGTAAATTTTCTTCTTTTAAAAGAACACCATTAA